TGTGTAATTGAAATGAAGTTTCGTAATAAGTATTATAAAGATAAAATGTTAGAGAAATCAAAATATGATTCTTTAATGAAAATGGATAAAGAAGTAGTCAAACTTTATTTTGTTAATGATCCCAAAGGAAACTTTTTATATTGGTTAAACACTATAGAACTTCCAAAACCAAAAGAAATGTATTGCCCTGATACTACACTATGGACTAAAAAAAGGTTACTTAAACCTGTTTACTTGCTAAAAGAAAACCAAGCCACAAGAATCAATTTAAATTAGTTTATTAATTTTTTTGTTAATTACATTTGTTTAATGTATCTTTAAAACAAAAAACAATATGGCACACGAACCAAACGCATTTGAAAGTTCAATATTTGAACACTACAGAATTAGAGAAAAATCCAAAATAATAAATGATGCTATTAAGATTTTAATAGAACACAATTATACTGTTATTGATCTTGAAGGTAATTTTATTAAAAAAGATTAAATCAAAATGATTTTATTAGTTGATGCAGACAGCTTAATCTTTGCCAGTTGTTACAGAACAAAAGACGAAGAAAACCAAGATCCTTACTATAGAGATATAGAAGATTCCATAGTTAAGTTTGACGAACAGTTTATGAAGATTGTAAATGATCTGGAAGAACAATACGAAATAGATAAAGTCATTACATTTAATGGAAGCAAAGGAAACTTTAGAAAACTAATTACACCTGTATATAAAGCAAACAGAAAGAAACAAGAATTGCCACCATTACTTCACGATATGCACCAGTACGTTAAAGAAACATACAATAGTATATTTGGTTTTGGAATAGAAACAGACGATCTGGTTGCGAGATATTGGTATAACATAAGCAACGACATAGGAAGAAATGAAGTAATGATAGTAAGTATAGATAAAGACTACAAGCAGTTTCCTTGTTTAATGTATAACTATCACTACAAACATAGGGTAGTATTAGACATAAGCGAAGATCAAGCATTATATAACTTCTATGAACAAATGATAGTAGGAGATACTGCAGACAATGTAAACTACTTTAAAGGCAAAGGTAAAAAGTTTGCAGAAAACTATTACAAAGATTGCACCACAAAATATCAATACACTAAAAAATTATACGAATTATTTAAAGAACAATACAAAGGCAAAGCAAGACAGAAATACACAGAATGTTATAACCTTTTAAAATTAAGAACAGAATGAAAAAATTTAAAATTAAAGAAATTAAAGAATTATTAAAACCAAAAAACTTATTAGAGTTTAACAGGGATATTAGTCAAAGACATACTAATTCAATGATTCAAAGCATTAATGAATGTGGAATATTAAGGTTACCTGTAATTGGAAACATATCAAATTTTGATAAAAGAAAATATGTTATTATAGATGGTCAACATTTATGCAATGCAATAGTACAAATGCCTAAAACATTATTTACTAATAATATAAATGAAATAGATTGTATTGTTAAAAAATATGACAATAAGAATGAAGTTATTTCAGATGTTGCGAAATTAAATAATATACAAAAAAGCTGGAATGATGAAAACTATTTAAATGCTTGGTATAAATTTGGAAATGATAATATAGATTATTTTTCTAATTACGCATATTTGTCTAATACTTATAATAATATCTTCGATGGTTTGCCTTGTGGGTTTTTAGTTGACCTTTATGCTACAAGCAAAGAATCATTTAGAAATGGTAAATTAGAATTTAAAGATCAAGCATTTAGTGATAAATTAGCCCAATTATCTTTTATGCTTAAAATAGATTATAATAAAAATTCTTTTACTTTGCAAGGTTTAAGAAACTGGGCTTTTGATAGAAAATTTACTCATTTAAAAGATGTAGATTTTAATAAATTAAAGTCAAGATTAAAATTATCATTAAAAAATAATGAAGATAAAAATTGTAATGGTAGGGAAGATTTTTCTAAATTTATAGACACAATATATAAAAGAATATAAAACATAATTATTAAGAAATGAATAAACAAGAAATAGAGGTACAAGATTATTACTTTGTACAAAATGAAGTAGCAGAAAAAATAATACAACTATCAGGAATAAATGTATTTGAAAGATCAAGAAAACGTGAAATAGTAGAAATGAGATCATTATTGTTTTACATACTAAAGAACAAATTAAATATGGGGCTTACAGAAATAGCACACTACTTTAGAGAATCAGGAACGTCTATCAATCACGCAACTGTTATATGGTCATTAAAAAATTATGACATATATAAAAAGACAAATAAAAAAATGCAAGAGATAGAAGAAATGATTATACTTAAAACAAGTATGAATCTAAAAGGAGTGAATAGAGAAAACTATTTAGAAGTAAAATGCAAAGAACTTGAAGATGAAATAAAAGAATTAAAAGGAAATCCTATATTAAATTTAGTTAATAAAATACCTAAACATTTAGAAGAAGAAGCATTAACAAGAATTGAATTGCTTATAAAAGGTTGGGAATGGCAATATAGAGATAGCACAACAGCTTATGCAGGAGAATAAATTAAAAGATCAAGCATTACTTAAAGTTCAATCTAAAATCTGGGAACAAAAAAGATTCATTAGAGAATTAGAAAATGATATTGAAAAAGATAATAATATAGATTTTGATACTATAGAACTACAACTTGATGAAGCCTTATCAATATTAGAGTTATACGAATACATAAAAAAAGCAATACAGAATTATGAACCAACAGGAATTTAAAGAAACAAAAAAATATCTACTTGATAAATGTCAAGAGATAATGGAAGCTAAACAACCTGAATACACACAAAAGAATATAGACATTCTAAACAACTTTAAATCTACAGCAGAAAGCATAGGCATTGAACCTATGGAAGTATGGGCAGTATTCTTTAATAAACATATACAAGCAATATTAACACACGCAGGAGATCCTAATATGCCACAAGCAGAACCAATAGAAAGTAGATATGCAGATGCTATTAACTATTTACTATTAGGATTTAGTATTCTACAAGACAGACCAAAAAAAGATATAATATCTGGTACTGAATAAATTAAGTAAAAAATTACGTTATATATATATAAATTGAATAAACAATAATATTTCAATATGGATTCTAAAAATGGAAACAGTCAACTTAATGAAGAAAGAAACAATTATAACAATAAGGTTTCAAGATTAAATATATTAGGAGAATGCAGAACTGTTAAATGGAATAAGCAAAGACGCTTTAGAACAATTTAAAAAACATATTATGGATAATCGTAAAAACAATGGAGGAGCAAGAGAAGGTGCAGGTAGACCAAAGAAAGCAGATGAATTAAAACTAATTGAAAAATTAGATTCATTAATAGACAATGACGAAGTTATAAAGACTTTAGGCAAACAAATACTAAAAGGAGATTCAAGAGCTATGAATTTATACTTTGGATATAGATATGGCAAACCTAAAGAATCAGTAGATATAACTTCAAGTGAAGGCTTGAACATAAACTTCAAAGACTTAATTAAGTTTAAGTGATTGAAATAAATAAAAAGTATTCTCCTATTGCTGAATCAGATGGGAGGTACTTTATAGTTACAGGTGGTCGTGGATCTGGTAAATCTTTTTCTGTAAACCTCTTATTAGTTCTTCTTACTTATGAAGCTGGACATACTATTCTATTTACTCGTTATACTTTATCTTCTACTTATATTTCTATTATTCCTGAATTTATTGAAAAAATAGAGATGCTTAAAAAGTATGATGACTTTCATATAACAAAAGATGAAATAAGAAATAAGCGTTCAGGAAGCAAGATAATATTCAAAGGAATAAAAACTTCAAGTGGAGATCAAACAGCTAATTTAAAGTCATTACAAGGCGTTACAACATTTGTATTGGATGAAGCAGAAGAACTAACTAATGAAGATACATTTGATAAGATAGATTTATCAGTAAGACAATTAGGCAAACACAATAGGGTAATACTAATCTTAAATCCTACAACTAAAGAACATTGGATCTATAAAAGATTTTTTGAAGATAAAGGAGTACAAGAAAGTATAAACACAACTAAAGACAATGTTACATACATACACACAACCTATTTAGATAATCTTAAAAATTTATCAGAAAGTTATTTAAACGAAATAGAGAACATAAAGAAACGTAGACCAGAAAAATACAAACATCAGCTTCTTGGCTCATTCTTAAACAAAGCAGAAGGCGTTATATTTACCAACTGGTCAATAGGTAGGTTTAAAAAAACAGGCGTAAGTGTGTTCGGTCAAGATTATGGATTTAGTAATGATCCAAGTACATTAGTAGAAACTAATATAGATACAACTAATAAGGTTATTTATTTAAAGGAATGTTTTTACTTGCCTAAACTAACAACAAGCGAAATAGCACGTTTAAATATCAAACACGCTATAGACAATTTAATCGTAGGAGATTCTGCAGAAGTGCGTCTTTTATCAGAATTAAAATCTAAAGGGTGTAGTGTAGTGGCTTCAATAAAAGGAGCTGGATCTATAACCTATGGGATCAGCTTATTACAAGACTATGATTTAATAGTAGACGAACAAAGTATAAACTTAATAAAAGAACTAAACAACTATAGTTGGCTTGAGAAGAAATCAAACACACCTATTGATAAACATAACCATTTAATAGATGCTATTAGATATGCAGTAAGCTACCAGCTACAGAATCCTAACAGGGGCAAATACTATATACAATGATGGAATGTAAAAAATGCAAACAGACAATGACTATATATTCAGGCAAAGATAATAAAGACTACTACTACTGTAGAGAATGTGATATTATTGAATACGAATAAACTTTATTAAATATTTTGTTAATTAAATATATTGTATTATATTAGCTGTATAATTGCAATCAAGCAGTTATATAAACAGAACAAAATGAAAGAATTAAAAACAAAACAACAAGAAGAAAAAGATTTATTATATAAAATACTTTTTTATAGAGACTTATATAAATCAACAAACTATTTAAAAAATTTAAAACAGAACAAATGGCAATAAATAAAATAACATTAGAAAATAGATTTAAAATTATAGATGTTGAAACAACTTTAAAAATGTTGATACAACACGCAGAATTAAAACCACATCACAAAGATTGGGTATTAACATCTTATAAAAACATTTTAGACTTTAAACATCAAAACGATATAATATGAAAAAAAGACAATATAGAAGTAATCAAGGTAGAAGTCCACAAAAAGAAAATGATTCAATGAAAATCATTGCTGTATTACTTTTAGTAGCTTGGACTGCAAGTATAATCTCTTTAACACTAAAATTAGTATGAAACATTATTACGAAGTAGACGGACAACGTAGATATTACATTGCAAAGAAAATATCTCCTAAAGAAAACAAAGAATCATTTTTAAAGATTGTAGGTTATTCAGCTTTAGGCTGGGCTGTATTTTATGTAGCTATGTTTTTTTTCTTACATTTGTTAGAAACAATAGTATGAGAAACAAGATACAGAACTTACAAGATTTAGAATATACCAGTAACGCTATAATACT